GTACCGCCTCCCGGCTACTATGGGATTGAGCCCGTTGATCTCTGGTCTTATGATCAGGGTCCTCGGTTGTCTCCCTCTGATAGCCCTTCCGTTTACTTGGCCGAGGACTGTGCCACGCCGCTTCTGCGTGGCTTACATTCCCCATCTTGTTGCTGCCGTGCTCATGGAGTATGACCGCAACACGGATGCCAGTGTTGTTCGTTCGAACCTTCGACAGAAGTTTCGACGCATGAGTAGTCTCCCCGTCCCCGATTATGATCTGATCAAGTTCGTATCTGGAAGTGAATTGGTCTGTGAGCAGATTCTTCACACCCAGAATTTTTTCGAGGAAGGGGCAGCGTCATGTCTGCTGCCCTCATAAACCCGTTCCAAACCTTCAGAAAGGTCTATGCTGAGGGTGCCCGTGTGGTTGAAACTCCACTTGAGCGCCCCACCTCGACCTTCGTTGATAAGGGGCAGGCTTCCATTGGGCTGTCGTACTTCCGGAAACAGCGGAGACGCATGTTCCGAAGGTTGAACCATTGTGCTGTTCCTGGATACGCTCCCTTGTGTATGGATTCTAATGATCCTGACACTATCGGATGCGCATTCAAGAAGAGGCTCCTTAGGGACCTTCCCCCCGCGAGGGAGGGTTTCCTTGAGGAATTTCGGACGTTCGTGAAAAATTTTCTATCACGTCACGTGCCAAAGGTTCAGCCTGTCAGTTTCGAGGAATGGTTACAGGGTACTTCGTACAATGAGGCACGGAAGACAGAATTACGCGAGGCGTACGAGTCTCTCCGTGGTGGCTGTCCTGACAGTCGCCAACGCTCTCACATCGACACTTTCGTCAAGACTGAGTTTTACACGTCGTGGAAACACGCTCGTATGATTAACTCACGTTGCGACGCCTTTAAAGTCTGGTCTGGACCACGCTTTAAGGCCATTGAGGAAGCAGTTTACTCACTTCCTTATTTTATTAAGCACACTCCGGTCCCCAAGCGACCGGCAGCGATACTTGCGTTGAAGTTTGCTGGCAGGCGATACTACCAGACCGACTTTACCGCATTTGAAAGCCACTTCACTCCCGAGCTTCTTGATGCCTGTGAGTGTGAGCTTTATCGCTGGTGTCTTAGTTACGATACAGAGGCAGAAATCCTCTGTTCCACTATCAAGGGAACAAATCGAATGCGCACTAGGACTGGCTGTAATGCCACTGTTCAGGGCCGCCGTATGTCCGGCGACATGTGCACTTCCCTTGGGAATGGATTCACAAACCTTATGCTTGCGATGTTTGTCGCCGCACAAAAGGGTGGTGAAATTGATGGATTTGTCGAGGGTGATGATGGATTGTTTGCCACCAACGTGGAACTCACTACTGAGGACTACAAAGGTTGCGGATTTACCATCAAGATTGACGAAGTAACCGACCCGTGCAGAGCTTCGTTCTGTGGAATGGTTTTCGCTGATTCAGGCGAAATCATCAAGGACCCCTACAAGTTCATGCAGGGATTCGGGTGGACCAGCAGTTTCATCAATGCTGGCGAGGGGATTATGGATCAACTACTGCGAGCTAAGGC